GCTTTACGTTTCAGGAGTTTAGCCAGAGATACCAAGACGTGAACCAGCTTGGTGAGATGTTCGAGCCTGTAGAGTTGCGTTATCAGGCTGCGAATAACAGGCAGTCATCTACAGAGCCAGTAGAAAACTCTGTGCTTGATAGTAAAGTGAAGATGGTGCTTGCTGCATGTGAGCAGCTATACAACAACCTTATTGAGTGTGGGGTATCTAGGGAGACGGCTCGAATGATCCTACCTATGACTACCAAGACAAAGATCCATATGAGTGGAAGTGTACGTTCTTGGATACACTTTTTAGACATCCGTGACGACACCCACGCTCAGTTAGAGATACAGATGATAGCCAAAATTATAAAAGCTATCTTTGCAGAGCAGCTTCCTTCAATAGGGAGGGCGCTTAAATTTAACTAAATGAGTTGTCTTGTAGACGTAAAAGGATACCAAGAGAAAGGGATCGCCATCGATCCTAACGGAACCCATGGAGACGCAATCGAGCTTCATGGGCTTCTTGTTGTATTGCCTAAGCAGCCTCAGAAGAAGGACATACTGTTCCATGAGCTTCCAAAGAACAAGCAGTTCTGGAGAAGGGTAGAGGTTCCCGCTGAGCTTTCCAGGATAAAAACGATGGATGAGTGGATGGAAAGGCCGCAGGAATTTAGAAATAGATATTCCCCTTTCATCGAGAAGGAATTTAAAAGGAGAAGAGACGGGGTGTGGTTCTACAACAACGGAGTCCCTATATATATAACTGGAAGGAACTATATGTTCTTGCAGTGGACGAAGATGGACATAGGCTATCCTAACTTTCTAAATTTTCAGCGTGAGATATTTCTTCATCTGGCTGCTTGCGAGGTTGATGACCGTTGCCTTGGTCAGCTTTATACTAAGTGCCGTCGTTCTGGCTATACCAATATATGTTCCGCTGTACTTGTGGATGAGGCTACACAGGTTAAAGATAAACTTCTTGGCATACAGTCGAAGACTGGTAAAGACGCTCAGGAAAACATCTTCATGAAGAAGGTGGTGAACGTATTCAAGAACTATCCATTCTTCTTCAAGCCGATTCAAGACGGTACAACTAACCCTAGGATGGAGCTGGCGTTCAGAGAACCATCGAAGAGAATAACGAAGTCTAACAAGACGTCTAGGATGGGGGACGCTTTGAATACGATCGTCAACTGGAAGAACACCACGAATAACGCATATGACGGTGAGAAGCTGCACATGCTTTATCTTGACGAAGCTGGGAAGTGGGAGAAGCCGTCAGATATAAAAGAGGCATGGAGAATCGAGAGAACCTGTTTGATCGTAGGTAAGAAAATAATAGGAAAGGCGCTGGTAGGAAGTACCGTGAACCCTATGGACAAGGGTGGACGCGAGTACAAGAAGCTATGGAATGATTCAGACCCTGGGAAAAGAAACCAGAACGGAAGGACGGTGAGCGGACTGTACTCTATATATATACCAGCTTATGAGGCACTAGAGGGTTTCTTTGACATATATGGGAACGCAGTCATAGAAAACCCAGAAAAGGAAGTGGAGGGGATCGACGGAGAAAAGATTGCTATAGGGGCTAAGACATTCTTGAGGAACGAGCGTGAAGCGCTAAAACACGATCCAAGGGAGCTAAACGAAGTTATCAGGCAGTTCTCTTTTACGGAGGACGAGGCGTTTAGAGACAGCATCGAGGGAAGCATCTTCAACATCGGTAAGATATACCAGCAGATAGACGCCAACAACGACCTATTCCCGAACCCTGTAGTTACAGGGAACTTCATGTGGAAGGACAAGGATAAAGAGGTGATGTTCTCCCCTACTCCGCAGGGTAGATTTAAGGTATCCTGGATGCCGCCTCAAGAGAAGAGGAATGTAATCAGGGAGGAGAGAGGAAAGTTAGTACCGCCTAACGGTCACATAGGATGTGGCGGAGTTGACACATATGACATCGATGCCACGGTAGACGGAAGAGGATCTAAAGGCGCCATGCACTTATACAATAAGTTTAACATGGAGGTCCCATCTAACATGTTTGTAGTGGAATACAACTCTAGACCAGACCTAGCTAGTATCTTTTACGAAGATGTGCTTATGTGCGCTTTCTTCTATGGGTATCCGCTGCTAGTAGAGAACAACAAGTATGGGATATTCAGGTACTTCGAGTCAAGGGGATACGAAGAATACTTGATGGAGAGGCCAGACTTTTTGAGATCCGCAAACTCTCACGCAAACGTAAAGACGAGGGGGATACCATCCAGCTCTGCTGACGTTGTTCATGCTCACGCTCAGGCTATTGAGAGTTTCATACACAATCACGTTGGTATGAATAACGAGACATTCGAGATGGGGAATATGTATTTCAATAGGACCCTTGAAGACTGGATAGGATTCGATATAAATAACAGAACCAAGTTCGACTTAACGATCAGCTCTGGATATGCGTTGCTTGCCGCCCAGAAAGCTAAAGAAGAAAAGAAGCCTTCTTCGTTTGTAGACAAGACTTTTTTCAGAACATATCAGATAAAAGAGTGGCATAGGTAGTTTGATTATATTTGCGGAAATATCGCAAATACGCCTTTTAATGTACAAAAGCGGAAATAAAAATAGAGGTGTTCAGCTTTCTTCTGGGAATTTCCCGAACCCGTTGGCGTCTTCAGAAGAGAAGGCTACATCTGAGTATGGGTTGGCGTATGCGAAGGCAATATACAAGCAGTGGGGGAAGTTCGACGAGGACTCTTCTTTGTATAGAAAGAGATACAAGACGTTCGAGAGAAATAGAGATTATGCGAACGGTACGCAGGACACTGTAATATATAGGCAGTTGCTTACTTCTTCCGATCCAAACAACGGAGACGGAAGCATGATGAACATAGACTTCACGCCAGTTCCTATACTTCCGAAGTTTGTAAGAATTGTAGTAAATAAGATTCTGTCTCAGGCGCCATATCCGAACGTAGAGGCTATCGATCCTTTGTCTTCTTCTGCAAAAGACAAAGAGAAGAGAAAGATGGAGATGCTTATAAACTCTAAGCAGGCTCTTAGCGATATAAAGCAAAAGACTGGGATGACCATCGGAGTAGATCCAGATGAGTTGCCAGATACGCTTGAAGAGGCAGAGATCTTTTTCGGTCAGAACATAAAGACTACCGCAGAAGTAGCCGCTCAGATAGCCACGAACCTGACTCTTGAGTGGAGCGACTTCAACGACAATATCTTCAGACGTTGTGTAAATGACATAGCCACTGTGGGTATGGCTGCGGTCAAGAGAAATAACGATCCTAACTACGGGATAGTTACGGAGTACGTAGATCCTTCGAACTTCATACATAGCTACACCGAAGATCCCAACCTCTCTGACATGACGTATGCTGGTCATGTGAAACATATGTCTATACAGGAGCTCAAGAGGATTGCTGGGGATCAGTTTACAGAAGAGGAATACGAAGAGATAGCGAAAGCAGCTCAGAAGATGTACAGCCTCGACGTAAACGGTCTCAGCAGAAGGCAGTACGACAGCGGGACTGGAAGCGTTAGATATGGGTATGACGAGTATATGATAGATGTGCTTGACTTTGAGTTCTTGTGCAATGACGTCATTTACTTCGAAGAGAAAGAGAACAGACATGGAAACGTAGGGTTCCACTACAAAGGAGAAGCATATAAAGCCCCTCAGAACTCCGTGTTCGAAAGACGCCCAGTGAAGCTGGACAACATGGTCGTCTATGGTGGGTGTATGGTGATTTGCTGCAATAAGATCTTTAATTACGGCAAGAAGACCAACATACCAAAGAATATGCACGACATAACTAGGGCATGCCTCTCATACTCTGCCGTAGCGGTGAATATTAGAGATATGATCCCTAAGTCTATGGTGGACAGCTGCATAGGGTTTGCTGACCAGATACAACTATCTCACCTCAAGCTCCAGCAGTCTATAGCTAAGGCGAAACCAGACGGCATCATCATCGACATCGAAGGATTGGAGAATGTGCAGCTTGGCAAAGGAGGTGATCTCCAACCGCTTGAGTTGCATGATATATATGAGCAAACTGGTGTCTTCTACTACAGAAGTAAGAACCCAGAAGGCGGATTCCAGAACCCCCCGATCAGAGAGATAGGGAACACTATAAGGAATATCAACGAGCTTATAGGCATATATAACCACTACCTCAGGATGATACGGGACACCACTGGCATCAACGAGGCCATGGATGGTTCGTCTCCGAAGGGAGATCAGCTTGTTGGGGTTAGACAGCAGGCTATTAGCGCTGGAAACAACGCTATATATGATATAACGAACTCTTCGCTGATACTGTACAAGAAGGTTTGCGCTGATGTTATAAAGAGCATACAGATCATCCCGAACGACTCTGTCATATTCAGAGTGTATGAGAACGCAATCGGCGCTCACAATATGAAGGTGATCTCTTCTTTCTCTGACTTGTACATGTTCAACTTCGGTATTACCGTAGTAAAAGACATGGAGGAGATTGAGAAGCAGTATCTCGAAAACAACATACAGATCTCCCTTTCGCAGAAAGAACTTGACATAGAGGACGCTATAGCGATACGTCAGCTCAAGGACATCAATCAAGCAGAGAAGCTGTTGATCTTGAGAAGAAAGAAGCGTATGGCTTCTCAGCAGCAGATGGCTATGCAGAACTCCCAGATGCAGGCACAGATGCAGCAGCAGTCGGCTGCACAGTCCGCAGAGATTAGAATGCAGGAGTTGCAGGCTCAGTCTCAGATAAAGGCTCAGGAGATGCAGTTGGAGGCTCAGCTGAAGGTTCAGGTTGAGCAAGCTCTGCATGAGCTAAGAAAAGAGATAGAACAGATAAAAGCAGAAGCATACGCCTACTCAAAGGATGCAGAAAACTCCTTCAAAAAAGAGGTAGAGAACATGAAGGAGGACAGGAAAGATGAGAGAGTTAAGAAGCAGGCTGTTGAACAAAGCAAACTGATTTCTCAAAGAGATGGGAAGAGAGGCGAGCTAGAGGAGATAAGAGAGCAGGCGGCTGAAGCAGCGCAGGAAATTTCAACTGGAATCATTTCAAGAATACTAGGAAGATGAGCAACGTAGTAAATCTTGATGTCGCCAAAAGAGTAGACATCATATGCAGGAAGGGTGATACGTTTAAGCTTGAGATAGATCTTAAAGCGGCTGATGGGACTCAGGTAGCTCAGGGTGCATATAACTTCAACATGGAAGTTAGAGCCTACGACTATGCTAATACAGACTATGACTCCCCTAATTCTGGGGCTGGTGACACAAGCGCTGAAATAATACTTTCAACCAAAGACGATGCCAACGGTAATAAGAAAATAGCGTACACTACATCCTTAGGGAAGGTAATCTTTAATGTGCCAAATACTAAAATGAAGTCTGTTGCTGCTGGTCTCTATGTCTATGATATAGAAGCTATATCTACTGCAAACAGCGAGGAGTCTCAGACCTGGTTATATGGGACCTTCAAAATAAACGAAGACATATCTGTGTGATGAATGTTGGATTCACCTTACCTCCAGGAAATTCAATATCTATAAACGTACCAGAGTCTCAGTCCATAAAGACTGTAACCTCTGAGTTCGCCACCATATCTATAACTTCTGATAATCAAGTATCGCTGGATATTACTACGCCAGCGAGTAATAGTCTTTCTTTCTACCCACCCACACAGTCTGTAGTAAAGACGAGTCTTGAAAGACAAAATTCTTTATCTATATACCCATACAATCAAATACCTGTAGTAGAGGTTGTTCAAGGAACGGACGCTAAATACGGGGTATTCTACTCTACGTCAATGCAGCCATCTTTGGGCGCTAACGTAAAGAACACTATGTCATTCCCTACAGCAGACATAGCCAGTGGAATTACTGTTGTAGATGGAAACAAGCTTAAGTTTCTTACGTACGGTGTTTATAACGTACAGTTCTCTGCCCAGTTCGATAAAACAGATTCTGGTGTTGATCATGCTGACGTTTGGTTTTCTCAAAACGGAACAGACGTAAAGGACTCTAACACTAGAATTGAGCTCGATAAGAATAACGCCAAAATGGTCGCTGCCTGGAATTACTTAGTAAGGGCAGAAAATGATGACTATGTTCAGATACACTGGGCCTCACAAGATTCAGCCGTGCGGCTTTACTATGAGGATCCAGCTTTTTCGGACCATCCGTTACCCCTTAGGCCAAGAATACCGTCCGTAATAATCACAGCACATTTAATAGCTAGTGCTGTTGCTGGACCGCAAGGACCTGCTGGGCCTACTGGACCACAGGGGCCCGCTGGCGCTACTGGCGCTACTGGGCCCGCTGGGGCTACTGGCGCTCAAGGTGCTCAGGGGCCTCAAGGACTTGCTGGTGCTACTGGAGCCCAAGGCCCTCAAGGACCGCAAGGTGTTGCTGGGCCTGCTGGCGCAGCTGGCACGACTGGAGCACAGGGTCCAAAGGGGGATACAGGCGATACTGGTCCCACGGGTCTTACTGGACCCGCTGGACCAACTGGTGCAACAGGACCAACTGGATCCACAGGCCCTGCTGGAGCAGACGGGAAGTCGGTTACTGGAGTATCTGTTTCAAATAGGTCTGTTACAACAACCCTTAGCAATAATTCCACAGTAAACGGAAGTTTTGCTGTAACCCAAACTAGTATAGACGCCCCCTCAGGGACTGCTGCGGGGTCTGGCTTCTACTGGGATGGGGAAACATTCGTCGCTAAAGAATTTGTAAACCCAAACTCAGAGGCCATAACCGTTAGCCTTCCTTCTGGTAAGTCTTTTGGGAAGTATGGGCACGGAAGCACTATACATATAGGCAACGCAAGGTCCATGCTTGAGATAATAAGGGATGCGGTTCAGGACATACAAACACCAACGATAACATCAGTTAGTTTGTCTCCGAATCCAGTGGCTTTTAATACGCTATCTGGGAATACAACTTTATCTTTTACGGTTGGAAACCCAAACACGCTTATGGGGAAAGGGGTTACTGTTACTATAGAAAGAAAACAGGGCAGTGGGTCATACTCTGTTTTGCAGACCGTTTCTTACACGTCAGCAAGTAACAGCTTTAGCAACTCGTACGCATGGGGGCCAGTCACTCAGTACTCTACTGACAGCTTTACCTATAGAATAACGGCATCGGTAACAGAAAATCCATCCATTATATCGTCTCCTACGGAAGTAACAAGAACTACTAGTAATTTTGCTGCGCCTACCTTGTCCTCTCCTTCGGCAACGAGAAGGCTATTCACGGATTCTTTAGCTGGTGAGACGGATGCCAGCAGAGAGGTAGGGAATGTGACAAGCAATGTTTCATTTACAGTGTCTTCAGCGGCAAACACAAACATATATATACAAAGGGTTGATTTGTTTAGAGTTGTTTTAGGTGTAGAAACCTCGTTAAGATCATGGACGACTACAACGGATATACCAGCAAACTCTACTTCATATACTGTTTCTGGATATATTGATAGCGCTGCCCCATCAAGCGCCGCATCTATAATTTATAGGCTTAAAATATACGATTCGTATCAAGGTGCTACCGTATTTACTACAAGGGATTTTACAGCTGTTGTGATGAATAGGTACGCACACAAATTTGGTGCACATCCAAATGGGCTGCCAACAACCGCCGCCCAAGCTAAAACAATTTTTGACAACTTACAAGGAACAACTTCAACAACAAGCCTTTTAAGAACCACTACAGAAACATTCCCACACCCAAGTGGGTGGGCAGTGGCTGGAACAACTCAAACTAATTCCACCTCAAACTTTACATATATAATGTACCCGACTAATCAGTCTGCTTTAACGTCCGTTCTTCAAGGGGCGACTGAGGTTTTATCTGATTTCGAACAGCCAGTAAGTACCCTTAACATCGAAAACAAGTTTGGCATTTCAAATCCTTATAGGATATATAAGACTAAATCACCAGGCGCATTTGCAAGCGGTGTCGGTATAACTATAAAAAATGGATAACAAGCCATGCCTATATTTCCAGGTCTAGTAACGCACAACAACCCCAACGAAGCCATAATTGACGTGACTGGAAATCAGGTCAAGGGCCTTGGCGTTTTCGCTACCATATCTGGAGTCGCCCCGAACAGAAACTCATTGAGTCCTTCCGTGAGATGCGAAGGGTATATAGCGCTGGTAAAAGATTTAGATGTTTTTTACGTATACACTTCAACTGATCTAGGTAATACGGAATGGCAGAATGCTTCTAACTGGGTTCAGCTTGGTCAACAAGGCCCTCAAGGACCTCAAGGGATTCAAGGATTAAAAGGTGATACTGGCGCTACTGGAGCCGCTGGACCACAAGGCATTCAGGGGGCAACGGGCGCTACTGGACCTGCTGGTCCTACTGGCGCTACTGGACCTGCTGGTCCTACTGGGGCTACTGGACCTGCTGGAACGAACGGAATAGATGGAAAAACGGTATTAAACGGAACAACCAGTCCAGCGGCTAATCTGGGGGTTATTGGAGATTTCTATATAAACACGTCTTCAAACTTAATTTTTGGCCCAAAAACAGCTGGAGGATGGGGCAGTGGTGTTTCTTTGGTTGGACCTCAAGGAGCAGCTGGGGCGACAGGAGCTCAAGGCCCTCAAGGTATTGCGGGTGCAACTGGGGCTACGGGCGCTACAGGCCCCCAAGGGCTCCAGGGTCCAGCTGGCGCGACGGGCGCTACGGGTGCAGCTGGTGCAAATGGGGTTGATGGAAAAACAGTTCTTAATGGCACTTCAGATCCATCTAGTGGCACTGGAGTGGCAGGGGATTTCTACATAAACACTTCTTCAAAGAATATATTCGGTCCAAAGGTAGGAACTAACTGGGGTACAGGGGTGTCTTTAGTTGGTCCGACTGGGCCTCAGGGTGCTACTGGGGCCACTGGTCCTCAAGGACTTCAAGGTCCTACTGGAGCTACTGGTGCTACTGGTCCCGCAGGGGCCGCTGGTAAATCTGTCACGGGTGTTTCTGTAACAAACAATACCGTTACCACCACATTAAGTGATTCTACTACGGTTAGCGGAACATTCTCTGTTAATCAATCAAGCATAACCCCGTTAGCTGGTGCACAGGCTGGACAGGGATCGTTCTGGGATGAGGATTCTTTTGAAAACATAAGCCTTGCTAGAAATACCAGCATACCAGTCAGTATACCTAACGGCAGATCGTTTGGTAAATATATAACGAATGACACCATAACTATATCTAGTTATAAATCTGCGCTTGACTTAATTATAGACGCGGTTCAGTTAGTTCAAAATCCAAGCTTTTCTTCTTGGAGCGTAAGCACTATACCGTTTAACACAACGGATCCTTCTTCAGTTACAGTTAGTTATAACGCAAATAACTTAAACTCAAACCTAGGAAGGTCTATACGGGTTCTTGTGTATAGAAAAAATGAGGGGGCGTCAGATTCCACTTACGCTTTGATACATACATCGGCTAGCTTTTCATCGGCTGCAACTGGAAGTCAGTCATTTCCTAACTCATACACTCTTAGCGCTTATGCAACAGCTGGGTTTACGTATAAGTTTAGGGTAGAAGACGTTGGTGATAATAGTTATTTTGCTGAACAAGTACTTACAAGAAGTCCAGAAGCCTATTTGGTTCCTAGCATAGGATCTTTAACGGCGGCAAGAATTTCTACATCTAATTCTAGTGGTGAAATAAATGCTATTAGAGAAAAGGGAAACACATCAAGTACTGTGACGTTCAACGTGACGATAAACTCCGCAAACGTGCCCATCAACTCTTTAGTTCTTCAAAGATCTATAGATGGAGGCACTAGCTACACAGGCATACATACATTTCCTTCTCCTTACATTGGAAGCAAAACCTATACAGACAACTACACAAATAATTCTTCGAGTCTTTCGTCTATACTTTATAGAGTAGTCCCAACCACAAGCTATCCATCAAATCCAACTGGTGCTAGTGGAAACGAAACAACTGTAACCTTATCAAAATTCGCTGTTAAGTTCTTGGCTTCTCCAAACGCTCTGCCAGGAACACCAACCGCTGCTGACGCTATTTATGACACCACTCCTTTTGCCAATAGTGTATTGAGAGATAACACGATAAGTTTAGGTGCCCCAATGACGTTTAACGGATCTTCTGACACAAACAACACAAGTAATTTTTCTTATATACTTTATCCAACTTCACTTGGTGGTGCGTTAAGTGTAATAAACATGGATGGGTCAACATCTGTAATAAGCGATTTTGGCTCACCAGTAGCGTTCAATATAACAAATCAATTTAGTGTGTCTATAGAATATAGAATATACAAGTCTAATTCAAAAGGAGCATTTTCATCTACAAATACATTAACATCATACTAAAAAATGCCCAAGTTTCCTGGCCCAGTACAACACAACAACCCCAGTGACTTTATAGTCAATTTGACTGAAAACCAAGTCAAAGGCCTTGGCGTGTTTGCTAGTGCCACAGCCAGAAATTCACTTAATGCCAACATGAGGGTAAATGGTTTTTTGGCTGTGCTTCAGGATGTAGACAAGCTTTATATATACAACAGCACTGATTTAGGTGATACCGCGTGGGCAACTGTTGGAAACTGGGTTGAAATAGGGTCTAGCACAGCATACACGCTGCCTATAGCAACAGCAAACGCTCTTGGTGGTATAAAAGTTGGGACTAACTTATCAATAGATGGAAGTGGAATTCTGTCGGCTACCGATACGAATACCACGTATACAGCTGGAAATGGTTTGACGTTAGGCACCAATGACTTCAATGTAGGGGGCACAACAGACAGGATAACGGTAAGTGCTGATGCTGTAGACATAGCGAGCAACTATATAGGTCAAGCATCCATAACCACTCTTGGGACCATAACAAGCGGCACGTGGAATGCTGGGTCTATTTCAAACGACTATATAACTAGTGTTGCTGGAACAAAAGTGACTGGCAACATATCTGGAAACGCAGCCAACGTAACTGGAACGGTAGCTATAGCCAACGGGGGCACTGGAGCTACAAGCGTAGGAGTGGCTAGATCTAATCTTCTTCCAGCTTATTCTGGAAATAACAACAAGGTACTTAGGGTAAACTCAAATCAAACAGACGTAGAGTGGTCCTGTATATCAAAGGATATGTTTTGTGTTCCAGGCACTATTCCGTCAACCACAAATCATATAGTAACATCTGTATATAGAGATGGGCAATGGAGGGATATAGAGATAAATGGATTGTACAGTTCAGGAGGGACAGTAACCGTAGCAAATGACAGCGTAGTAGTAAAGTCTATAAACTCGGTAACCCCGATAAGCGGTGCTGTCACCTTGTATGGGACGTCTATCTCTAGATCTGCATCAAACGTTCAGACGATAAATGCTGGGCTTGTTGCCGCTGAAAACAACATATCGACTAACTCGCAAGACATAGCCGCTATTCAGGCAGCTATAGCCCCTATATCAAAAAATCAGACTAAGTCTAGATTTGGATTTAGCCAGACATCAGCTGCGTTAGAAACGTCAGAGACAACTGGTTCATTCTTTAAAGGCAGCACTGGATATTTCTTTTCTCAGGCTAGCCCTGGAACCATAGAGATAAAGCTGCTTGATGACTCTGTAACGCCAACCCAGAGAACGATCATATATGGAGAGGGCAGAATAGGTGGCGCCCTTGTGGGCGTCCACAACACGTCACCATCTTATCCGCTCGACATCACGGGAAACACAAGGGTAACTGGCAACATAATAGTCACTGGCACTGTAGATGGAGTCGATATATCAGAGCTTAAGAATACTGTCGACAATATAACTGTTGGGGGCACAGAAGAAATTGAACTATTTTCGTACTTTATTTCGTAAGCATGCCTAATTCATATAAATCTGTAGCATACAGCACTACTGGAAGCGGAAGCAACGAAGACGTCTACACATGCGGCGTAGTAGCTTCAGTAGTTAAGAGCTTGGTTGTGTACAACTCTAGCCCAACAACTGCATACGCAATTACTGTAAAGATATACAAGGCCGCAAGCACTACTAGCTATGAGGTAAACTATCAGTCAGTTGGAGCGAGAACCGCTTGGAATGTTCTTAGCCCAGATGGATCTATAAACCTTCAGAACGGAGACAAGATACAAGTAGTGACTTCTCAGGCTGGCCTTGTGGTTAACCTGTCTTACATGGAGTCTTCCGTGAGCGTAAGCGGAATCAACCTTGCCTCTATATCTGACGTATCTGACGTTGCTGCTACAAACAATCAAGTTCTTACTTGGGACTCTGCAACTGGATTGGCTACTTGGGAGGCAGCTACTGGTGGTGTCACAAGCGTCGTAGGAACCTCACCAATATCTGTTAGCGGAACTTCGACGAGGACTGTTTCTATATCAGAAGCAACAACTTCAGTAGCTGGATCTATGTCAGCAGCCGACAAAGTAAAGTTGAACGGAATAGCTACTGCGGCAGACGTAAATCAAAACGCTTTTTCAAACATCAATGCTTTAGGTTTTCAAGCTGATGGTACGACCGCTGTTAACCTTTCGCTCGCCGCAGACAACACTACTGATACTTTTCAGATTCTTTTCGCGGCCCCGCTTACGCTTGCTAGCGCTAGCGGCGGAGATCCAGCGGTTGATGCAATTATAGTCGGAACTACTGCTGAAGCCAACGTAAACGCAGACTGGAATGCTGTGAGTGGTGATGCTCAGATATTAAACAAACCAACGATAGTTTCTTCTGTAACTGGAACTGCCCCGATAGTATCGTCTGGTGGAACTACGCCAGCCATAAGCATAACAGCGGCCACAACTTCTGCGGCTGGATCTATGTCGTCCTCTGACAAGACTAAACTTGATGGTGTTGCCTCTGGCGCTGAGGTGAATCAAAACGCATTTAGCAACTTTGCTGTATCTGGGCAAACAACGATAGCTTCTGCCTCTAAAACTGGAACGCTTGAGTTTATAGCTGGAGGCGGAATAAGCTTTATAACCGATAACGTAGGAAAAACACTACAGATAACTAACACGGGACTGCATAAACAGATTACTGGAAAAACCGTGGCTACTGGGGCGTGGTCCTTAGTGAGTGGGTTGTACGAAGCCTCAATAAGCGATGGAAACATTTTGTCTACAAGCATAGTAGATGTCATACCATCTAATGCCAGCATATCTGTAGTAAAAGCAGCTGAAATGTTGCCACAAACCGACAGCTCTGCTGGAGCTGTCAAGATATATGCAACGAACCTACCAACGGCGTCGATAACTGTAACTCTTAATATACACCCAAGTTCATGAGTCCAATAGGAAAGTTTGCTACTCCGATTGCCGCCGCCGCCGCATCAACACCTGCTTCGACTACACCCACTTTGTCTATAGGGCAAGCGGCTTTTGGTACAATAACGGCTACTATATCAAACTATGCTAGCTACACAAACCCAAACTTCACTGCAGAAGCCAAGGTTGGGGCTACAGTAACCGTAGCTGACGCCGCTGTTCAGCACACATTATCTGCAAACTCGGACAAGCTTGGTAACATATTACTGCTTAAAGATACTAATACTACGGTTGGAACAAGGACGATATATGTAAAAGCACAGGAATTTGGTGATTATAAGCAATCCGCCGTTGCAACAGCCACATATGATGTGACATTTTTGAACGCCGCATATATAAGGCTGATTGCTCAAACCACCGCTGGGGCAAACACTACATCGTATATCGGTATAACAGAAATAAAATTTTATACTGGACAGGGGCAGACGGGAACCGCTTACCCAACAACCAATTTAACCAGCGACACAAGCGAGACTGGCATAGTTGTGAGCGCTGGGTACTCTCAATCTGCGACATATTTGCCGTGGAAGGCATCTGATGGGCTTACATACACAAATTGGTGGTCTTTGGGGGTAAGTAACGCTGCCTTGAACTGGTGGCAAATACAGTTTCAATCTGGAACCTATCCAACTCCGCCCACGATAAAATCGATGAGGATAAACTGGTCAAACTTTCAAACAACTTCGTTTAGAGTACTGACCAGCAGCACGGGTGCTTTTTCTGGAGAACAAGTAGATCAAGGATTGTTTACATTTGTAAACGGAGTAAATAATTATGGATAATCAGATAATAAGAGCTATAATAGACGTTTGCGGGGAAGATGATGTTATAAAACACATGAAAGGCGATTACGTCGATAGAGTTCGCGTGGCCACGTTGTTGTCTATTGGAAACAACGGGGTGTACACTCAAAAAGATATTGATGACATAAATTCTATTGAATAAAACTATGGACAAGTATATAATAAGCGCAGACGTTTTGAATGGAATACTGGGCTATCTGATGCAAAGACCATATGCAGAGGTAGCTAACGGCGTTCAGGCTTTACAATTATTAGAAAAACTTGAAGAAGATGAGCGACAGAATAAAGAATCTACTGAAGGCTAACGGCCTTTCTGGAGTCAACAAGCCTAAAGCTACCCCTTCTCACCCTAAGAAGTCGCACGTAGTTGTGGCTAAAGAGGGGGACAAAGTGAAGGTTATTCGCTTTGGTCAACAGGGTGTTTCTGGATCTCCAAAGAAAGAAGGGGAGTCAGAGTCGTATAAGAACCGCAGGCAGTCCTTCCAGGCTCGCCACGCTAAGAACATAGCTAAAGGCAAGATGAGCGCTGCTTACTGGGCAAATAAGGTGAAGTGGTAAACATTATTATATTTGCAGCCAAATGATTGACATCAACATCTATCAGATAATAGTCCTGGCTGCTGGGCTAGTGGGCGTATACGTAAAGCTTAACATAGAAATCAGCAAGCTTGCGCTTAGGCTCGACATACATGAAAAGCAGACTAGCGTACTTCAAAGCAGCATAGACAAGCTGATAAAAGATGTACAGGAAATAAAAATACTTTTGGCGAGAAAACAAATAGACGAATAAAATGGCATCAGGAATTTACTACATGCCCGCATCCACAACGCTTGATGCCGCTGCGATAGACAACGGAAGGGTAGTTGAAAAGTTTACCGTAACAGGAGGTACAACCGTTACGGTATTTGGGCCTGCGGTCAGAACGTGGGTTACAAGTGCTTGGGTCAATCAGGCTGCTGGTACTACGTTTACTCTAGCCGCTGGGCAAACCGTAGAGGGCCCGTTCACCAAAATACAAACAGATGCTTCAACCACGGTTGTTGCATACTTGAAATAATTCAAATCAATAAATTTAATTGACATGTCCTTTGAAAACAATGAAGAAACTACGTTTCGTTTTGTGGATGAAGAAGAAGTGAATGGCGCTTTTGAACAAGAAGAGCAATTCATAGAGGATCAGCCACAGGATGAAATTCAAGAGTCGTCTTTTAATGACGGCTCACAACAAACAGAAAGCTATACTGATCAAGACGTAGACAGTGCTGTGTTCAATTACCTAAGCGAAAGGCTGGGTAAGAGCGTCAGCTCTCTTGACGACTTGATCGAATATAGAGATAGAGAAAGAGCTATTGACGAAAGGATAGCAGTCATCGCGGAGTTTGTCGAGAAGACTGGCCGCGACCCCAGAGATTGGTTTGTTTATCAGTCGATCGATCCGTCCGAAATGGACGACCTGTCAGTCATCCGACTGAACACATCGGCAGAGTACCCCAACCTTTCTCAAGAAGAGATTGATCTTTTCGTCAACAGCAAGTACAAACTTAACCCAGACGTCTACGGAGAGGACGAGGTTAAGCTTTCTTCTATCCAACTGAGAATCGATGCCGCCTCAGCAAGACGTTCCATAGAGGACGTCAGAAACAGTTACCAACTGCCTCAGGCTAGCGCCAGCGATTACAACTCCATAGTAGACGAGTCTTGGGTAAATCAGATGCGCGAGAACCTGAACGATTTCGAAGGGATCGAGTTTGATCTTAACGGAAAGAAGTTCACTTATGGCGTTGACGAGAGATACAAGGCTCAGCTATATGACAAAAACACTCGCCTTGACGAGTTCTTCGATCCTTACGTACGCGAGGATGGATCTTGGGATTACGACATGCTGAATATGCATAGAACAGTTATTGACAACATCAACGAAATCCTTACGTCTGCATACAGACAGGGAATGAGTGATGGTCAAAAGAACATCGTGAATAAAGCGGCCAACGTAAGCACCAGGACACCAAATCAAGGAGGCGTAAATAACGGCCAAGATCCCCTCACTGAACAACTAAAAGAAGCTTTAGGGTTTGGGGGTGGAGGCATAAAATTCCTCTAACTAACAAACAAAAAAAAACTAAACAAAAATGGCAACTACAAACCAAACAAACTCCACTGACAGAACCGCACTCGGCAGCGGCGGTGGAAGACTTCCAGTTCGTAAAGCTGGACCAGATGCTTATGTGTCTCTCGGAGGCCTTTTGGACCCCACTAAACCAGACAATAGAGATATTCTCGTTCAAACCTACGGAGATCAGGGCATTACTGGCTTTCTTGAATTGACTGGAGCCAAGAAAAGCACGGCTACTTCCGACGAGGTTCAGTGGTGGGAAGAGGGCAGGCTGCATCAAGTTTTTACGGTTACTATGACTACTGCTGGAACACTTAATGTAACCACCCCTTCTTCTAATGCTTTAAGACTGAATGACGTGCTTTTGACTCCAGCTGGTCAAAGGCTTGTTGTAATGTCAGAAACAAACAACTCTGCCAACAACGTAAAAGCTCTCAATGGAGGCACTGTGTCTACGCTTTCGGCTGGCACACGAGTGTCTGTAATAGGCAATATATACGCACAGGGAACTCCTCAGCCTACAAAGTTTTACCAAACTGACCTAAAGAAGTTCATTAACCCATTCTTTATTACCAAAGAGGTATACACTGTAAACGGATCTCAAGCAACCAACATTGGCTGGATCAATGTAAACGGTGATTACAGATGGTACTTGAAGAATGAGATGGACGCTCGTAAGCGATTCATGAACCAGAGAGAGATGATGATGTTGTTTGGTCAAACAAAAGAAGACACAAACGGCGGAACTTATGACAGCTCCCTCGACGTCGCTCTTGAAACTGGAGCCGTAGCGGGCACTGAGGGTTATTTCCAGGCTGTAGAAAGAAGAGGTATTGTGTCTACGGTTTCTGGTGGTGCTCAAGGCACGTTTGCTTCTATGTCTGATATGGACAGCATCATACTTGAACTCGACAAAGAAGGAGCTCCTTCTGAATACGCTTTTTACGTAAACAGAAAGGTTTCTTTGGACATCGACGACATGATTGCCACTGGTATTGCCACTCAGGTTACCGCAGGTCTTCCTGGTCAGTTTGGGGCATTTAATAACGATGCTAACATGGCCGTTCAGCTTGGTTTTAAATCATTTACTAGAGGTGGCTACACCTTCCATAAGCATGACTGGAAGCTGTTGAACGACCCCACTCTTGGGGCTTTGTCTGGCGGATACAAAGGTGCATTGGTTCCTTTGACCACTGTGGCTGATGCAAGAACTGGGCAAAAGGCTCCTGCTTTGGAAATGAACTACAAAGCTTCCAACAACTACAGCAGAGACATTGAGCATTTCGTTACTGGCTCTATCCTGGGGTATGCCACCGATGGCGATGACGTTGCTAGATTCAACTACCGTTCTGAGTGCAACTTGGTTACTAGAGCTGCAAACCAGCACGTTATCATCAAGTAATAAAAACAATAGCGAGGAGGGGGAGGAATAAATTCCTCCTCCTCTAAGCTGCAAAACTTACAAAGATGTCAAATAGAATTTTTCCACTTATTTCTGATCAAACTGAAATAACCGTAAACCCTGCCACAAACGTAACGCTAACGGCGACTCAAATGAAGTCGTCATATATCTCTGTAGTTGCTTCCGCTAACATCACGGTGACTGTCCCATCTGCGAGCTTTAACGGACAGCAAGTCGTGATTTCAAACGATAGTGGAGGTGGGTATTGGATTTCTGTAGACCTTGCGTCATATGGAGAGTCTCATATATCAGATCCTCTTGTCCTTCATGCAGGGAAAAATGCTCTTTGCGTATGGAATGGGACTAAGTGGTCTGTGGTTCAGCTTGGAGATTCTTCTGGATTTTCGTATTACCCGTCTGTATATGGAACCACGCAAATTACGGCAATATCCACAACTGTTGCCATGGCTAATCCTGCATCAATACTGCCTGGATGCATAATAAATTCGAATCCTGTAGCGGCAATCACCATAACCCTTCCGACTGGAACAAACATAGAAACAGGCCTTCCAGCGGATTGGAAAGTGGCGAGTGCTTCATGGGATTTTGTTGTAATAAACACATCAACCACAGCTGGAGCTACTGTGACTTTATCTGGAAATACTAACACCACTGCTATTGGGGACTTTGGCGCAATACCCATAAACGGAGGAAGAGCCACGTTTAGAGTCGTTAGAAGCTCTGCTAATACGTATAACGTATTTAGAGTGGCATAAAGAAAAAAAAATAATTTAATTCAATGGAAAACGAAACAAAAAGAAGTGTTGGCAGACCAGCCACTCAACAGCCAAAGAAGACTCAGATCAAAAGAAATGAAGAATCTTTGACTGTTAAAGAGTTTATCGCAATAAACTCAGGGTCTGTGTTTATGCTCATGCAGTCTGGGATAACTGTCTATGACAAAGATTCAGATAGGGTGAGAGAGATACGTTACTGTGAAAACGAGAACTCTATTTTCAAAGACGAACAATCTGAAGCATCAGTAAAGTCTCCAGTTGTCTTTAGAATGGGCAGGCTGTTTGTTCCAAAAGAACAGCCTAACCTTAGAAGATTCCTTGAGGTTCATCCAGGTAACAAAT